ATGACTGGCTTACTTGGCATTGCTTCATAAACTCTAGTAGTTGTTGCTTGATATGGCTTGTTTAATATAACTGTTCCAATAGCAGTTGTAACTGATATTTCTCCAGAAGGATTGCCATTTTCATCTGGTAATAATATAAATAAACTCTTACCAGTATCAGGTTCTACTGTAATAGTAAAATCTGTACCTCGTATACCAACTACTGCAGAATTAGTTTTTAACTTAATATTCTTTTTTGATATTGCATTGGTTAAGCTTGAAGTAAATCTAGCTGTTCCCTTTACAAAATTTAAAGCTAACTTTGAATTGTCAGGGTTTGGGTCAAAAACAAATTCATCTATAACAACCATAGAATGTTCTGTAATTCTTATAGTTGTATCATCTACAAATCTTATACCCATACGACCAGCTTCGGTTTGTGCTTTGTCGTAAGACTGTATTCCAAAGTCAGTCACTACATCATAATTCTTATCTCTTTCTATCCGAGCATATCCTGATACTTGTTCTACTGTTCCTATATCAACAACTTGTGCTAGTGCCTTGGTCGTTTTGATTGACACAGAAAGTACCATTAGAACCAGAAGAAGTAATCTTGAGCCAATCATTATCAAGTGTACTTTGTTGTGTGACATTTATAGTTCTTGAGCCTCCAGTATGTGTCAAATGAAAATATGCACCTTGGTAGCCATCTCCATCAAAAGTGACTGTATTATCAGAGCCACTTATGTTCATATAGTTTGTAGCTAAGTCTTGGTCTATAGAAGAAGTGATGCTGTTGTTTGAACCATTTATAGTCCAGTCTAAATCTAATGTTGATGCCATTGCATTAGTAGCTTGATTCAAAGTAAAAGCATTTGAAGAGCCAGATACTTGTACATTTATATTTGAACTATCTGCACCATAAGTGTTATCTGGGTCTGTTTGCATAGCAAATGTATTGGAATCTCCTGTGAATTCAAAGAAACCTGTATAGCTATCTGCATATATATCGCCTCTAAATAAATTAGAGTTACCTAGTTGATTGATGTCTAAAGTCATTGTTGCACCATCTAAATCTAAAGCGGTCATCGAACCAGCAGTTGCAGTTGAACCACCAATTAAGTTTCCAGAACCTAATTGCTCTATATCTAAATTAGCTGTAGCTCCAGTTTGGTCAATAGATATTTCATTGTCTGCAACAAAAATATTTATTGATAACAAAAATATAACTGGTAATAGTTTTATCATTCCTTATAACTCCAAAATTTTTTTTGAATTCCTTTTTCTATAGTAGCTAATATTGCTTCTTCTATAGCAGACTGCAATGCTATCGTAACGCTTTCGTTTTCAACATCGCCATTTTCTATTTCAATTAGCTCTGTTCTATTTTCTATAAATCTAAATCCATCTTGATTTGTGCCAACACTAAGAATACTTTTTGTTATAGAAACTTCTATCAATACTCTGCCTGTTAATACAGATACAGTTCTTAATGATAAAGTTACAGTATCTTGTTTATACTCTTTAGAAGCACCTATACCTAATAACCTTGCACCTCTACCACCGCTTCTAGTATTAGTTTCATAACCTATAATTGCACCTTCCATTATCAAACCTGCAAACATTAATGGCTTAAGCTTTTGCGGGTCATCAAAAGATTCTCTTGTGCTTCTTATAAGCTGTCTTTCTTTTGTAAGATTATCTAAACCTATTCTTTCTACAACTTCAAAAAACTCTCCACCTGAAACTTCTTTTAATGTTTTTATAAGCAAAACATAAGGTGCTTGTGTGACTGCTGTACTGAATGTTGCAAAACTATTATTACTTCTTCTTTGCCCAGTTTGGTCTGTAAACGAAGTTGGATATACAGCAACTATAGGTTTCTTTTTGGCAGCAGGCGTTTCAGTAATTTTTTTATTAATAACACCAACCCTTTCAGGATACTTTGATATTTCTTTATTAGGCAAAGCATCATCATAAAAAACAGTACAGCTAGAAAGTAAAACTATTGAGAGGAAAAGTAATAACTGTTTGTTTATTATCTTCATTAGTAACTGTTAGTGTAATATTTGTAGTGTCTACCTTATAATCAATAGTGTTTCCTTCTAACTCTATTGTTCCATTATCTTGCGGAGTCTCTCCAAATAACTTTTCTACAAGTTGTTGTGAAAGTTTGGCATAAACTCTAGTTTCAAAATTTCTTATAAATCTAGCTGTAGTAGTGTTTTGTTCATCTCTTTCTGCTTGTTCTACTAAGGCTTCTACTTCTTCTTGTATAGTTTTGTATCTAGTATGTTCTTGATTTTCTATTGTTAAATAATGTTGCGATGTATTAACTCCTGAAAAACTAGGAGACTTAAACTTGAAAGTCATCTCACTAGCTAATGCTAGATTTACACAAAATGCTATGACTATAAACAAACCAACATACATACAAATAATTAAAGCTAAATCTTTATCTCTTGCTTTTTTTCTAGCAACTAGTTCTGCTTTAGAAGGTCTGCCTCTTTTTCTTTTAATCTTTTCTTTGGTCATCTCTATCTGCCTTTGCTATTTTATCGTTCTGTACAAGATTAGGCACACCTAACATAGTCTTTAACAAAGTATCTTGTCTAATAATTTCATTATCAACACTTCTAACTCTGTCAATTAAGGCAATTAATATTCCATGTTGTGCTTCTAATTTAGCATCTAATCTACCTTCCATAGCTTTGAGTTGTTCGTTCACTTTGTCATCAACAACATCTATTTTAGATTCCATGCCATCTATGATTCTATTAATTAATTTCCAAACAAATACACCTAGTCCTAATGCTGCAGCAACAGGAAATCCTAACTCAGTAATTAACTTTACAATATCATCCATCTACTGGCTCAAAGAGACCCATTTCAATTAGCTTGGTTCTATTAGCTTGATGTACAGCTTCTATTGCTGTTTTATTTTGTCCAAAGTATTTTGCTGCTAAGTGTGCATCTATCATTGCTTCGTTTACATCTTCTCCATCACAAACAACTGTTCCTAATACTCTGCCAAACTTACCTCTTGAATCTCTCAACTTAGTTCTTATTACAACTGTATCTGCACCTTCTACAGCCATTTTTAAAAAAGCTGCAGACATTTTGCCTCTAGCTTTTTCGTCTTTATTTCTAGTTCTTGACTCAGGCGTATCAATCCCAAAAAGTCTTACTCTTGTTTTATAAAGAACAGAAAAACCTAAATCTAGCGTGACATCTATAGTGTCACCATCAACAACTCTATCTACTGTACATTTGTATTCATACATTGTATTTCCTGTTTTCTTTTAAATATTTTAAATAAGCTTTCATATTTCTTTCTACTCTTCTATCCGCCCATATTTTTAAACTAATAAGACCTGATAAAAATAAAAGATTAATACCTATGGCTATGACAAGGTCGTAGTCCATTAGTGCATAGAAACTTCTATGTTGTCATCTTCTATTGCAAGAAGCGAATCAAGTTCTCCAATAACTGTGACTCCTTTTCTCTTAGCAGTTTTTTCTGCTATCTCTCTGCTCTCTGCAATTATATCTGGACCATCATGAGTCTCTCCTTTGTAAGTAAACTCTGTTAAAAATATTCTCATATTACCCTCGCTAAAACTTCTATAGATGCCATTGTTGCATATAGACCTACAATCAAAAGCTCTATACGAACAAATCTTTTATTACCTTCATCAAGTCTTTTTTCTATATTTTCGTATCTAATAGAACATTCTCTTTCGTGTGAATGTATCTTATTAAGTGCTTCATTACTCATTATTTATTATCATCTATTGTTGTTCGTGCCTCTGCTCTTTTTGTAGAAATGTCAGAAGGAATAGCTTTTCCTGTGTCTGCTTTTCTAACAACATACCAATCAGTATCTTTCAAATATTTTTGTGCAGTACCTACAGCATCTGATTTGTCTTGAGCTACTTTGTTAGTTTTAGTATCACTAGACATTGCTTTAAATTTGTTTATCGAATTTGTACTTGCAGCTTCATCAACATCAAAAACTGTTTGCAAACATTCACCTAAGTTAGCAAAACCAAACTCAGTTTCTTTACCTGAGATTACAACACCATCAGAATCAATTATTTCTTGTTCTTCAAGTGCAACACAATGTTCAATTAAATTTATTTCTTGTTCTGTTAAACCTGTTTTATCTATCATTAGTACATTCTCCAAGCTGATAAGTAAGCATTAGAAAAATATTGAGTAGAATTTTGACTACTTACATATCTATATCTAACTTCTTCTCCTGCATAAAATCTAATTCCAATATAATAAGTACCACTTAAAGTAATTTGCCCTTCTGCTATAAATGTAGTTGTACTCCAATCTCCAATAGCACTACCCATACCATCTACTAAATGACTGTTAGCATTTCCTGAATGAGCTAAAAACATATAAGTTGTATCTGCAGTATCACTTGCATACCTGCCTAAAGAAGCAGAGCCTCTTATATACCATGTACCTGTGCCTAATGTTATATAGTTTCCTGTGACACTTGTTCCGTTATAACCATACCTTACTGTTGTTCCTAATGGATGCCAAAAATATCCCGAAGCTGCTGTGCCTAATCCTGATGGCGGAGTTGAGTAATCTCGTTTTAAAACATCAGGAGCTCTGTTTACAGCACTTGAGCTTGAAGATAAAAAGCCTGATGAACTGTTATGTCTTAAATCTCCTGTAATTGTGCTTGATGCAGTAACTGTAGTGACACTTGGAGTTGATGAAAGAGCCAAAGTTGGAGTACCAGAAGTGCCACCTCCTGTTAAATTACTACCTGCAGTTACTCCTGTAATATCTCCCTTTGAGTCTAGTTGAGATTGAATATTAGAAGAAACTCCATTCAAATGTAAAAACTCAGCATTACTAATAGTTCCATCTGCAATTTTTGCAGCATCTATATCTGCTCCAGACTTTATATTAGAATCATCTATATTAGTTAAGCTATTACCTGTTCCATCTGCATCAAAAGTTTTATTAAGAAATGTTGTGGTACTATCCGCACTTATAGGAGTAACTCCGCCTATAGTTGCATTAGAAGATAAACTTACATAATCTAAACAATCTATAACTGCAGCACTAGAACCTGCTCCATCAAGTATAACCATTTTTGTCATACCATTTGGAATAGTGACTGTTGCACCTGAGCCTTGTTTAATTATTATTGATTGATTTCCTGATGTTCCATTTCTTATCAACATCATTTTAGAAATCGTGGTTGGATTTATAGTTAAGGTTCTTGTTGCACTTAATGAAGAAGTAGAAGTGACTAAGATAAACATTTTTCTATATAAGTGCGAAGCTTGATTTACTGTGACAGTTTGGTCAGCATCACTTCCAAAAGTTGCACCTGTGCCATAAGAGAAAGCTTCTCCTATTAGCTCTAAATTTACATTAGTAGTATCACCCCATGTACCACTACCTTCACCAGTAGCTAGTTCGGTTAATACTAAATCGTTATCATAACTTGGCATAATTTACCTCTTTGATTATGCGACCTCATTCCAATCTGGACTTTGAGAATCATTTACTGTACTCCAAGAAGGAGTTTGTGAATCACTAACTGGTGTAAAGTTTGAACTTTGGTCATCATCAACTTTACTCCAAATTCTTACATTACCTATTGCACCCGAAACTGCAACACCGCTAACTCCTACAACTGCTTTTGCAATTACTGTTTCATTACCTATAGCAGATGTTGCTGATACACCTGTAGGCACTATATTGTTTTCTGTAATTAAAGATTCATTACCTAAAGCTGTAGTAGCAGATACACTTCCTATTTGTGCTGCAGTCACATTACAATCTGCAGTTATTGTTTCATTTCCAAGTGCAGATACTTTAGCATCAGAAGAAACTCCTTGAACTGCACCACCAAATACAACTGCGTTTCCTACTGCTGTTGTTCCTGTAATAGTATCGGTATCAAATGTATTTGCTACGCTTACAACTGCACCTGCAGTATTTTGTAAATTACCAACAGAACTTGTTGCTGATACTCCTGTTATAGGCGGTGTCGTAGTAGCTGTAAATGTAGTAGTTCCTACTGAAGTTGTTGCTTGTAATCCAGAAATATCTTCATGTATTCTTGCACCTGCACTTGCTACAACTGTGCCCACAGACATTACTCCTACATTTGTTGCAACAGTTACTATTATATTAGGACCTGTTGCTGTTCCTAAAGATGCAAAAGGTGCTTGTGCAAATGCACTTAATCCAAACATTTAATTACCTGATAAGAATTGATATACAGGTCCATATGCAATATCTGTTCCAAAAAAAGTATTTAATAAAAATATTGCTCCATTTATAAATACAATCTTTGTTCCAACTACAATAAAAACTATCCAACCGATTGTTAATAACAGACCATGTTTTTGATAAAACTCTTTTACTTTCCTAATTATTGGAAAGTTCCATCGACCTTCTGTAAAAGCTGTATTCAATACAGGCATTAAATAAAATAATTTATTTTTTATATTCAACTTAATAAGCTCCTAGCATCATTGCAAAAGGAATTAATTCATAATAAACAAGTGCAACAGTTGCTGTAATAATGACTCCTGATAAGAATCCGCCTAAAAGTGTTAATAATTTAGATGCCATAGTTCCTCCTTTTATTCCATTCTAAATACTGTATAGGTTGTTCAAAACCAAATTCTTTCCTCAAATCATCTACATCTTTTTTTAAAAAATATAATAAAGAGTGTTCAATTAAATTATTTTTATTTACTTTTTCTCCAATTTTTAATGCCTCTTTTAATATAAAAAAAGGTTTTAATGATTTTGCTTTCCAAGCTACTCTACAAGTAACCAAAAAACTTACATATAACAATCCAATGTTCTTTACTTGTTTCCAAGTTACTGCTTGTATTAAAGCTTCTCCAAAAGGTGAAGTGTCATATTGAAACAAAACATGATACAAATCATGTGTAAAAAATATATGTCTGCCAACATTCATTCTAAGTTTGTGAATTCTTTCATCAGAAATCATATCTACATCTAATATATCTTCTTTGTATCTTTCATTATAAAGCTCATCAAATGTCCAATCTTTGTAAAATTTATGTAATTGTTTGCCTGCAGTATTTTTTGGCAAACTTTTTAAATATTTCATATTAGAAATTTTTGGCAGTATTTTTTCTTTACAATAATTAACATCATTCCAATCTAAACCTAATGCAATATTTATTCTAGTTGGAGAACTTGTAAAATTTTTACGCATTTTTTTTCTTGTTAAAAACATTAACTGTGTGTACAAAGATTGTAATTCTGCAAGTCTTGCTTTGGATTCTGGTTGAGATTCTCTTTGTTCAGAAGCATCTCTTAATAAAATTGATATTGATAATTTAATGAATGTAAATAAATTGAACATCTTATTTAGCTATAGTTACAATCCTAGCTACTTTTGATGATTCATTTTTAATAGCAATTTCTGAACTTGAAATTCTTTTTACATCATATTGTTCTATTTGTGTTTCGCCTATAGAACAGTTTTGCGAAAAGAAGATATAAAACAAATTAACATTTTCTCGTTTTACTGTTTTAATTTGTCCTGCATCAATATCTAATAATTTTAAATTGTAACCTTCTTTTTCAGTCATAAAACAAAGAAACCTTGTATCATCTTCTAGTGCCGTTTGAGCAGCGTATCTACCATTAATATGCCATTTAGCAGAACGAGGATATATAACATCAAAATCCGCACCAAATTTGTAAGAAGTTAAAAGTTCTTTATTTGCAACTGCTTCTTCTACTGTGCTTTCTGTATATTCTCCATTTTTAATTTTGTCGTCTGCAGTAATATCTTTCCATCTTTGGATATCACTAGCTTGTATTCCATCTTCTTCTTTCCATCTTTGACAAGATTGAATTTTACCTTGTATCAAAACAAAATGATTAGGTCGATATACAACATGAGGACTAACTTCATCAACAATATGTTCATCTAGTTCAGCAGTAGTTTCACTAAAATAAAGCAAACCTTCTTCAAAAGTATCTCGACTTTGTATATCTCCTTTATTTCCTGTAGTTACTGTTACTTGAAATTCATCATCTATAACTTTATGAGTTTCTGGAATCCAATTAAAATCAAATCTTACTGTCATTATATTTCCTCCGATACAATTTTTTTTGCATTAGCATCTACATTAAATATGTCGTATATATTTTCTTGTGTAATGTGTCTAAAAAATTCTTGTTTAATGTGTACTTCTTCATAACCTTCAAACATAGATTTAGGTTTACGAATAGCAATTCCTCTATAATCACAACGATATACTATTGTTCCATTATCAGCAGTTTCTTCGTAATAAATAATATCTTCTGCTTTTTCAACCATTATTTTGTAATACTTATATTCCAAGTACCTGACATATTAACATTCGTATTAGTAGCAGTGGTCCAACTAAAAGTTGTATATGCTCCGATTCCAGGATAAGTACCTTGAATAGACCATTGTTTGCCAGTTATCCATCCACTGTTTTGATGAGTATCACTTCCATAAAGTCTAGTTGTAGGAACTCCATCTTTAGCAGGAACATCAATATAACGAAAAGGACAAGTTGAAGTATTCCAATTAGCTCCTGCATTGTAATTAGTTCCCCATGTTCCACCTATAGCTAATGCAAAGTTAAGATTACCCCAAGCTCCATTGTTTGTTTTGGATTGCGAAGCCCAAAAACCAGCAGTATAACGATTTGTAGTTGTAGGATTATTATCAGTTCCTCTAAAGTGATTAAAAGATATTGCACCAGAAGAAGGTATTTGTCCTGCATTTCCTACTTGGTCTATACCTTCTTTAAATGCGTAAGTAAGGGTTGACTGTCCTCCAATATAAGGATAAGCAGTGCTACTTCCTAACTGTGACATTTTTCGCCCAAACTGACGATAATAACCATTATATGCTGGAGTCCCTGGAACACCTTTACTTCCAGGTACTGCTGGAAAATATATATTTGTGCTTGAATAAGCTACTGCATTAGCAACAGTAACAGGATTATTATTACTATTTAAATTTCCTGCATAGTATTCACTCATACTATCAGGAGGCTGACCACTTGTTCCACCATAACTCCATTCTGTTCGGATGTTAGTCATTGAAACAGAACCTGATGCAGGTATCGTCATCCCTTAACCTCTAGTTCTTTTACTTTAGCTGTAAGAGTTTCTATTTGTTCTTGTTGTTCTTTTATAGCTTCTACTAATAATCCTACTGTGTTGCCATAACGAATAGCTAAGTGTTCTTCTGGTTTTTCTCCTTTTGTTTCATCTACTATAGTTTCAGCGGTATAAACCGCTTCTGGTAATACTTTTTCTAAATCTTGTGCTATCAGTCCTGTACTCTTTTCTCCATCTTTTTTGTAGGTAAAGGTAACACCTTTTAAGTGTTTTATTTTTTCAATAGGATTTTTTATAACTTCTATGTTTTCTTTTAGTCTAATATCTGAAACACTTCCATACGCTGTTACATTTCCTTCTGTTGTAAAATTACCACTAGAATCTATTACGGCTTTATCGTCTCCACTTCCTGAATTATAAGTTCTAAAATAATGGCTATTAGTTGTCTGATAATAGTTATGGTTTCCATGAGCTTGAATTTTATGTGCTTTTTCTCCTGTCCAATTTCCAGTAGTAAAAGTAATATCGGTGTTAGCCTCTACATTCATACCACCATAAGCAAGAATTCTTCCTGCATCAGACATATCTATTCTTGCAGCAACAATACCTGAGCCACCATCATTTCCTAAAAATACAAAATCTTTATCTTGAATTGAAGCAGTTAAATTAAAATTTGAAGAGCCACTTTCAATGTTTCCCCATTCAGTTCCATCATCTTTAAATCTTATATGTTCTCCACCAGCATCTAAAATAATATCTCCTACAACATCTAAATTTAAATCTCCAGAAGCATTGCTAACAGTTGGTGCAGCACCTAGTGCTATATTGTCAGAGCCATCTTCTACTACAGCTTTACTTGCAGGTAATGTACAAAATACATCTTTAGTTCCTGCAGAGAAATTTACTGCGGAGTCAGAGTTAGAACTACTTATTATTGTAGTTCTTGATAATGTGTCTGGAGTTGCATCGGTAACTGTTCCCAATCCAACTTCAAACTCATCTGCAGTCTGATGAACGATAGCATAATAACAAGTATTGGAATTACCTATACCTGCTACAAAGGATTCAAAACCTGTCTCAGCACCTGCTAAATCTAATGTGCTTGTGCCTGTTGTGGTTGTTGTTTCCTTAACTCTATCGTTAAGAATAAATGCCATTAAGCTATTCTAATAATTGCGTTTGAAGCGTCTGCTGTTGGAAATTGAATAGTGAAGTCTCCATTAGTAGAAGTCTTATCTCCACCAAAAGCTAATACTGCAACTGCAGGGTCGCCTGATGCACTATCATTAAATATCAATGCACCATTAGCAGTAATAGTTGAACTACTAAAAGTTAAATCTGCAAAGTCAGTAAATGCAGTAGTACCAGATGTAGTTGGGTCTACTCTAGTTAAAGCTCCACCTTTAGCAGTATAGCCTGAACCAGATACTTCATTACTTGTAGTGTATGCAGTAGTAGCTGCATCTAAAGAAGCACTACTTGTATATAGAGCTAAGTTAAATGTACTACCACCTGAGTTTTTAAAATTATGCACACCTTCTAAAAGTTCTTTTTTAAATGATGTACACATCGCTTGAGATATTGCCATTACAGCCTCCTTATAATATCAGCCATATCTTTATGACCTTGTTTTTCTAAAAGACCTGCTACTGTGCTTCTGTCAGAAGCTATAGCTTGTCTCATGTATATTAAAATAACTTGAGCAATACTATTTCTAAAAGCATCAGCTTGTGCTTTTACCATTGGGTCTGCACTATCGCTAATAGAAATTAATCTTTCAAGTATTCTTTCAGTCCAGTATTCAGGACTCAATCCTTTGTTTTCTGTAGCTACAACATTCACGCTGCCTACTTCTGGTTTTGAGTCTACGCTTATCATTATGTTCTTTCCCTCGTAAATGTACCATTGCTATATGTATCAATAGTATTGTCTGCTTCACCAAGATTTTGTAATCTTGATATAGCTTGAAAATATCTTTTTTCGTATTCAGCTTGCATCTCTCGATTACCCTTCATATAGATATAAGCTTCTATTAGACAGCCATATAACAAAGCATTTGAAGCATTT